TCTGTTATTACCAACCCGCCATACAAACTGGCCAAAGAATTTATACTAAGGACGTTTGACTACAATATACCCAAGTCCGCTTTTCTTCTACGGCTGTCTTTTTTAGAAAGTATTAGCAGATATGACCAGTTATTTAAAGACAACCCACCGATTCGCATCCATGTATTTAAAAAACGCCTTACAATATGGAGAGGTGACGAAACACGGGCCGGAAACGGAACAGTTGCATACGCTTGGTTCATATGGGAGAAGGGCTTTTCAGGCAATCCAGAGATTTTTTGGATATAGCTATTGACCCGTATGGGATAATATGATACAATTAATTAAATCAATATCTCCATTGATTTGTTTTTTTTGAGTAGAAAAACCTTAAAGAAGAACCCAAGATTTTGCTCTGGCTATTTTTTAAGGTTTTTTTATTTGACCTATATGCGACAATATGCTAGAATTAATTTGTCACATGTATTTTAAGCTTAGCTTATAATATTTTAAGCAAAAGGGCCCCGCAGAGTTTCCCCTACTATTTTTTCCTCAATTCATGGCTGCGGGGCCTTTTTTATTTAAAGCTATCCTTGATACTTTTAATTACATTCTTGAGCGTAAAAGGTTTTTCATTGGGCCGGTACTTACATTGTATTTCTCTAGGACATTCTCCCGCGCCTATCGGAACGTATTCATTCCATTGCGTATAGTTAGCACCGACATATACACAAACCCTCGTTTTACCTTCCAGTAACTGTTTAGCCAACCGGCACGTTGTGTGTTCCTTATCCCGTGCAAATACTACAATTGCCAAAATAGAAAATACACATACAAATAAAAGAAAATAATAAATTATATTATAGAGCATGACTATCAACCAACACTCATTGTTATTAACCAGATTATCCAACCAAGCGCAGAAAAACCAATCAGCGATGCAATACCCATAATAGTATAATCGCGGACCATGCGTTGCTGTTCCTGTTTGGCGTATATTGCTTCCTGTCGTGCCTTGCGTATCCGTCCTTCTTCACGAATCAAATCATCCCATGCCTGGAGCCCGTAATGTCCAACTAGAAAGTTCTTGAGTTCTTCTCTTTGCTTCTGGAGTTTCTTCTTACTGGCAAAACTTTCTATCGCTACCTCTTCAACAGACCCGTTAAACAGTCTTTCAAATGTAGACGGGTTGTTTGCATTCTTATGTATATTATCTACGTCACTTACCGCTTTCATCCATGTGGCAAGCTGACCGGATAAGTCCTCAATCTCACGGCCCATCATAATCGCTTTCTTTATTCCGTTGTAAGCGACTGTTGCCCCGCTGACGGCGGCCGACAATGTAACAGGATCAATCATTCGTTTCCCTAAAAAAATTAATTATTAGAAAAATAACATATACCATTTCATCGCGAAATGAGATAAAGTCTTATAAACAATAAAGGGGGAGAAAATGCCTAAGAAAGATATACCAAATCGCCGTCCATGTGTCACAACAGATGTTGGAGAAGGACTAGCTGTTACAGTTAGTTTTCATCCTAAAACTGGAGAAGCTGTAGAGGTTTTTATGACTGGAAGGGGGAAAGCGTCCGACAACCCAATGCAAGACGCTCTCTATAATATGGGCGTTAAGGCATCTGAACTGATGCAGATGGAAGATGCTCCTGATGATGCTTCTCAGGCTCATGCAGAGTAGCGTCATCCAAAGGTAAATTACAACGGCCACAGTTTATTGTATTGGTATCCTCGCGGAACAGACCACGCGTCTCGGTTCCGCACCAATCACATATGATATACGGGTCTTCTAATTTATCCATGATAGAATCACTTCGTTTGTTATATATTTTTCTGCCATAAAAAATAGTATGGCGAAAAATAAAGCTGATGGAAATATTGTTTTTACTGTCATAATGTGTTCCTCCTCATTTAACATATAATATCCGTCTCGCTTGTCCTTCTGTTATGTTAAAATGGTCCGCTAAATCCTGCAAATCAAATTTTTTTGATGTTGTACGTTTAAGATGTACACCCGTCTCTGCAACGTATTTTATTTTGCCCTTGTTATCTTGCCAATGATTTTTTACTTCCTTAATGAAGTCATCGTTAAATTTTGTCATTCCATCTCCCTTCTGTAGAATATGTGGTCATTAATACGAACTGTCTGTGTAAATCGCTCACTCCATGATGGCTTGACATAGTGAGCATGATAATGTGTCGAGCCCTCTGTTAAATCAACCATGTTTAACGGGCCCTCTAATATTGCCCACGCTATTTCTTCTGCCCATAGGTAAGCTTTATAATCGGTTATTGTCTCCGGTTTGCCGTCACACCAGAAACTAAACTGGCATTTGTGGGGAATCGGTATCGTTTCGTCCCATGAATAATAATAGCCCTGTTTCACGACATCACATACATTGTCCGGATACCGCGGATCATATACCCGCGTTAAAATAACCTGTCCGACTGCGATTTGGCCCAAAGTGGGCTCTCCCCTTGCTTCAAAATAAATGGCCGTGGCCAAGCACGCTAAAGTTGTAAGCATAAGCACCTCTTTCTGTTTTTGTATCTAAGAGTTTATAAGAAAAAATAAGAGATGTAAAGAAGTATTGACTTTGTATGCGATAAGTCTTATACTTATAGCATCTTAAATTATATGGGGAATACTATGAGTAAAAAATATGTAATTAGATTTCATTGTACTGCATACGATGATTATGAAGTGACAGCAGATAACATTGATCACGCCTATGATTTATTAAAATCAGGAGAATATGTAAACCATCCTTTAGATACCGGCGTTCTGTATGGTAGCGAAAATAAGTTTCATGTTATTTATGAAGTGGGCGAAGATGGCCAATGGCTTGATGTCATTAAACAGCCTTTGGTTAAGGAAGACAACCTTGATCTTGATCTTCTTAAAAAAGTGGTCCAAGAAATAAAAGCTGACGAAGCTATGGAAGACTACACAGCGATAGAAGAGCTGTTATCAGATGTTCCAAAAGAAAAACTATTAGGTTTTTTAAAGGAGGACAGCAATGAGTAAACATTTAATTTGTGATGAATGTGGATACGACATGGGAGTAGGATACAGTAATTGTGGTATGTCAGAAGATGGTGTATGTCCCGAATGTGGGCATGATGCAGAGGAGGACAGCAATGAGTAAATGTTTATGTGATTACCACGATAATTGGTATGAAATGAAAAGTTGTCCGTTTCACGAACCACACAAAGATGCTAACAACGGCAGACGATGCGAGTTCTGGAATATGGAAACCGGCGAATGCTATAGCGATGATAAATTTGATATAATGGATTGGGAGCCTAGCGATGAAAATAATTAATGGCTATAAAGTCAAAAGTAAAAAGTATAAAGTTTTGGTTCAACAAAACTGGTTATGTGAACATGAGGTCATTGCCACAAATAAAAAAGACATAACCACACGATTTCTAAGAGACAACAATAAAAAAATTAACAAGGATTCGCTTGTTAAAGAACGTGTTGTTAGAATTACAAAAATTAACTGGGAGGATCATAATGAAAGCGCTTAGAGACTTTTGTAACTGGCACCGGCTACCATATCCCACGACACAGGATCAGGCTGATAAAGTATTCTCAGAACTCGATTTTTATCTGGCCGATGAAAATATCATGGAAGATGGTGAGCTATCCGTAGAAGAAGGTAGAGAGAAGTATAACTATTATTCACGGGTCGCGGAACAGGCTTTGAGTAAATTTAAGTTACGTCCTATCAAAGATCATTATCGTGGGACGTTTGAAAATTTTGATATTGAAAAACAGAAAGTGAGGGAGTGGTAATGAGTGAAGTTCATTGTTTAGTGTGTGATGATGTTTATGAAGAACAAGACACATTTATAGAAAAATGCCCACATTGTGGAAATGAAGAAACACAATTAACAGTTTATTTAGTGCCGGAGGAACAGCGATGAGTAAATTATTTAAAGTGACAGCAACTATGGATGTCGGTTATCAATTGTTTATTAGGGCTGAGAATAAAGAAGAAGCTATGGAACAAGCAGAAAACGTGGACAGCAATCATTGGCAAAAGGCTGACGATGGCCATGATTGGACCATGGAACAGGCTTGGGAGGTCGCGGAAGACGAATACGGTGCTGAAGAAGTTTACGAAGACCCAGACGAACAATTGGGCAAACAAATTTACTCTGGTGCTTTTATGAATAAAAAAGTTGACACCGAAAAATAAAAAATGCTATAATATATTAAGATTCTTTTCTCTGTGTTAACAACACAACAATTGATAACAGGAAAACCCTCGCTACTGGCGGGGGTTTTTTGTTACATAAGTATACAGTATACACTATGTTCTAAAATTAAAAAAATTTTTTTTATTTTTCAGGAAATGGCGTATACTTATGTAACATTTTAGTTATCTCATTGTATTTAAATTATTAATCAGGAAAAATTTGTTACATATTTGTTTTTCAGTGGTGTAAACGTGTAACACTTCTTGACAGGTTTTTTCTTTTATGAAAGTAATACAAACATAGGCACAGTAACAATCATAGAAGTTGAGATTATAAAAATATGGCTAGACCAAGAAAAAACGAAAATACACAATTAACGCGAAAACAAGAGCGTTTTGTCAAAGAATTTGTAACAAATGATGGTTTTTTAACCAAAAGAGAGTGTGCAATTAAAGCCGGATACTCAAAAAGTAGTGCCCATGTTAAAGCTTATGAGCTTACAAACCCAGATTTAAATCCTCATGTTGTTGCTTTTATGAATAAATATAAAGCAGAGATAGATGAAAAGTATGGTGTTTCTTATGGAAGACATATAAGAGACTTACAAAGGATTCGTGACCAAGCTTTAGAAGCCGGAGCTTATTCGGCCGCCGTTCAGGCAGAGAAAGCACGAGGATTGGCGCAAGGAAACATTTATGTGAACAAATCGGAAATTAGACATGGTTCTATTGATTCGATGAGCAGAGAAGAAGTCGAAAAAGAATTAGAAAAAATAAGAGATACTTATGGAACTTCCATTATCAATGTTACCCCAAAAGAAGAAAAACCAAAACAGCTCTCCAAAAAACCTAGAAAGTCAATTCTTTCAGACGTTAAAGTCAAATCTGAAAAATCTAAAAAGAAAGTTACACTTAACTAGGGTAGAGACTTGGGTATCTCCAGGTGTACCAGACTTACTTGTCTGTGATGAAAAGGGATTATTTCATTTCTTAGAATTAAAAGTTACAGGCTCTAATGCTGTCCGGCTATCCGCCCATCAAATATCGTGGTTAACTTTACATAAAAAATCCAGTTCTTGGGTTTTAATACGACAACAAAAATTACGCAATAAAATATCTTCTGTTTATCTGTATCACGCTGAAGATGTGTTAAGTTTAAGCAAGCAAGGTTTAAAAAGTAAGCCAAGGTTACATTTTGAATACAAAGTTGATTGGGTAAAACTTTTTGACTTGATATGTCCCATATAATCTGATACCATATTAGAACACTTGTTAATTAAAAAGGAGACTTATGTTTTTATTAGAAAAACTTTATTGTTGGCTATTTTATGGCACAACTGATCCAGAGGGTCATTTTAAACAAAAAGAACGAAATCGTAGAATAAATAGGAGAAAATAATGTTAGTCACAGAGAAAGAATCAGTATTTTTAAAAACATTACCAATGTGGGCTATGGGCTTTGCACAAATTAGGCTCTCAAAAACTATGTTGGATAAATCAATAATAGACGCAAATAAATCAGTTAGAGATTTAGCGTTAAACTTCGGCATTGATTTTGATAAAATGAAAAACGGCGATAAATATGAAGTGCTTGCACGTTTTGACGATACTAATCAGGAATCGGTCGTTAGATTTTATAAAACCATTAATCGTGGTGATAGGCGTGTTTCTATCAAAAACATAAAACAATATGCTAGCATTGGTGATCTAATAGCTTTATCAGCTTGCCTTCCAAAAGATGAAAATAAAGACATCATTATAATTAATGTAACTAGGAGGGCTGATGATGAGTAAAAAAGAAATATTTTACAGATATGCTTTTGAAGATTTAGTTATAAAAAAAGAAAAATTTCACGACAGTCTTACGCATGAACAGCTATCAAAATTTGCAAAAGTTATTTTAAGTAATGGAGAGAAATATGATGTGGAAATGTATCTTGTAGAATGCGAAGATGAAGAGGGAGATTAAAAAAATGAGTGATTTAAATTTTTATATACAACGTCAAAAAAGATGGGAAAAAGCAGATAATTTAACTAAATTCTGGGAATGGTTTGCGGGAGATATATTACCCGCTCCGCCACATAGAACTTTAGACGTCCCATATGGTTTACAATATGAAGAACTTAAAAATGAAGAAAATGAAATTATAATTAAATTTTCTTTTGAAAAAGAACCAGATTAAAAACCAAACCAAAGTTATTAAAAGCCGTCCAGATTGACGGCTTTTTTTATTTGTGATATCATATGGGATAAATCTTATAGGAGAAAAGAATGTTAATTAAAAAATCTAAAATGTCAGGAAAATTATTGGGATTGGACGCTATCAATTCAAATACTTTATCTAATGAATTTTGCAAAAAAGAACATAAATCACCTGTTAAAAATAAAATATGTAAAGAATGTTACTCAGTAGAAATGTTAGAAACTTTTAGAACTAATTGCGTTGCAAATTTTGAAAATAACAGCGTAGCCTTATCAACTATGATACATGAGGATTTTAGTTATTTACGTTTTAGAAATGATATTGCCAGATTACACGGGCATGGTGAGTTAATTAACCAAACTCACCTTCATAACTTTGTATCTATGGTAAAACATTTTCCACATATTACTTTTGCTTTATGGTCTAAGCGCACAGATATTATCCGCAAGTATTTTAAAACAAATGAAATACCTGATAATCTAATTCTGGTTTATTCTAATCCAATTATTGATAAAGTTATGTTTAAACCGCCCAGACCTTTTCATAAAGTTTTTAACAATGTATCAGCTAGTTATAATAAGTATGTTAATTGCACCGGACAAAAATGCAATGAATGTAGACTATGCTTTAGATTCGATACAGAAAACGTAATCATAGAACATAAAAAACAATACGGGAAAAAACACTAATTCCACA